TCCGTTTTGGAGGGTTAGAGGGACCCAAGCCATAAATGGTTTACCCAGAAGAGGCCATATAAACATTGATATGGTCGGGGCAACGATAAAATCAAAAGAACACATAGCCATATAGAGGAACCCCATCCCGGGGAGGAACCCTTCTTTATACCAACTCTCTTGAATAATGGGGTCTGTTGGTTCTGTCATTCAAGTCCCACCGCGTCCGGATCAGGTTCGGCCCCTCCCCGGCCCCCATCATTACCGGGTCGCCCCGGTTCCTTCTCTGGGGAGAAAGAGGTAGGGGGAATAATCTTATCTTCTTTGGAGAATGTCTGAGAAGGTCCGATGGGTTCACCCCCCATATTTCCGGGGGCTTGTTGTTGTGTCGTTTGTTCATTATTATATTTTCTGAAATAATCAATCATCTCAGAATCGGTATTTTGTTTCTGTCGATTGGCTTCTTCGATGCGTTGTGCCCGTACTGATGCTCTGTCTTTTGAGATAGCATCATTCATATCACCCCAACCAGCATCTAGAGCTATCGGAGCATTATTATAATCAGGGGTCTTTGGTCTTCTATTTTGATTTCGATATCTATCAACTAGTCTTTCTTGAAATTCATCTCCGCCTTGTTGACCGACACTTGCTTCATCAACCATCCAATTTCCAGCATAACCACTCTCTTCTCTTCGATCCCGGACATCCCCGAATGGGCCTTGATTTATCCATTTTTCCCGGCCTTTGGAGATGGGTTCTTTAGTATATAGACTAGAAGGCATTCCAATAGCCATTTCACCTATAGTGACATCTCCCGCCCTACCTCCAAATTTTTGAGCGCCGGTATCTCCGACAATATCGTCTTTAGGGGTGATATTATTATCTTGATCAGGAACAAATTGAGTAGGTTTACTTACATCAACATTACCTTGCCGGGGGGAACTTAACTGTTCTTTGCTGAAGTTTTCAGCGGATACCCCTCCGCTTTGCATATGCATTCGATCAAATGGAACGCCCGAATGAAAATGCCCTCCCCAGATGAATTTTTCATTAGGATATTTTTCTTCCTGATATTTTCGGGCTTCTAGAGCAACCTTCTCATAAAGATCATATCCCGGGACGTTTCGATTTCCAATATTAGGAATTTTGTTCCCTTTAGGATCATAAATTGCTATATCGATAGCATCTCCCCGGGGGTGCCAGCGGGTTCTTGAACGGTCGTCAACAGAAGAGATTACTTTGGCGGTGTATCCATCGGGTAGGACTTTGGAAGCATTTCTAACAGTATCAACAAGCCATGGTTTGGTGTTAATACCATCCCTTGTATAGCCATGGGCTCCTTTTTCATCTAGTTTGAATTCCGCCGAACCTGTCTGACGACTTTCATCTTTAGGTTCCGAAGATTGTAATCCGGGACTTATTCCGGGAGGTAATTCTTTTCCAATATGATCATGCGACCAACCTTTTTCAGTATAGGTTTTGGGAGTATAACCAAATTGATCGGCCGCCGCCGCATTGATATCTCTCACAACACCCTTGGAAGTTGATCTTTTTCCGGGCCCTATATCAACATATCGAACGGCGGAACTTCGACCGTCCGGACTATGCAGCATGACCCATTGACCTAGTTTTGAAGGATCATTAGTTGCAATCCCGGGGGTGTCCCCGGGTAGACCGCTGGCATGTTTTCCTTCTCTGGCTCCCGCCGGATCGTTCCAACCCTTATAACCCCCGGGGTTTGTGTCAAACCAAGTAGACCTTCCAGATGTATCTCTATTGGTGTTATTAGTTCTTGGTGTGGATGTGTCTTTATTGGTGTTATTGGTTCTTAATCCAGATGAAGGTAAAGGGGGAAGGGTCTTTGACATTCCCCCTAAAATGTCATCATTAGGGGATGGGCTGGTTGCTACACCATTTCCCCCCGAAGGGGAAGAAGAAGGTGTGGTAATATTACCACCCCCACTATTGTTATTTCCCCCATTATCAAAATTACGGCCGGGTAAACCGGGTTTAGTATCATCGGGGGCATCCTGGGAAGGCTTAGCGTCCCTACCCAGGGAGTTAATTCCCCCCGCCGCCCCTTCCTGAGTAAGGGCGGCTTTTATGAAACCAGCGGCTCCCCTATTAGGTTCGGAGGTATAGGTAATACTGGGGGAATCAATAACAACCGAATCGGCATCCAGAATGATCTTGCGGGATTTTAATGTTATTTCCTGAAGAGCTACCAGCTTGATATCATTCAGAGATTCAATGGTGATATCGGACTTTCGAAGACGAAAATCGGTTAACCCCTTGTTATCATCAGGAGAATAAGACATTTTTTGGGGGGTTTCCCCGGCAATTTGGTTATGTTTTTTTGTCTGTTCTTGTTTGGGATCGATTATTTTACCATTCTTGAGGAAAATTTGACCATCTTCGACATGTAGAATATCAGCCCTAGTGGCACCATTCTTTCGAAGTAATTCATCTAGGGTATCGGCATTCTTAAATTCTAAGTCCGGGTCTCTTAATCTTCCGGCTTTTAGCCGGTTCCGGGCATCTTCGGCCCCCTGAGGATTATCTTTTTCGAACTGAGCTTTCTTACCGGCAATATCAGCAAAGACCCCCACCCCCGTAGCCGTCCAGGCAAGAGGATTAAACAATCCCGCTGCTTTGGTGCCTTGAACGGCTCCCCAAGCACCCCATTCTCCCGTCTTATATAATCCCAACTGTGCCCATGATGGAAGATTGTTTTTGTCCCCAATTTCTTCATGAACCTGGGATTGCTTGTCTAGAATACTTTGCTTTCGCCGTAGAAGTTGATTCTGTCGTTTCTTTAGATAGTTACTATCATTTTGGGCAGCATCAGGATTTTCTTGGGGCCAAGGTCCATACTCTTCGGTATTGGGAGATTTCTCATTGATTTTATCTTCAATACTCTTAAGACGATCTTTTAATTGGAGTTTGAATTCATCAAATCTCTTAAAGAAGTCTTCTCCCCAGGCCGGTCCCGCATCTTTATCAGGTTTGGCATAGGCATCATTTTTTCGGAACTGTTTCCAGGCCTTATTTTTATCCCCATCGGACATTTCCGCCCATTGTTCATCGGTAATTTTCTTTTCGTCCCCGGTCCTATTGGCATAGGGGTTTTGCCACTTTAGCCATGTAGCGGCGGCCAAAGGACCCATCATTCCTCCCCCTCTGAAGGCTCTTAGAGCCATGCCCGCCGCTGCCGCTGCCCCCACTCCCGCCGCCGTTGCTACTCCCGTCCAGAAACCTCCTCCACTACTACTACTAGGCTTCTTTTTTTCATCCTCATCGTCTGTGGACTTGTTCCAGACAGTAGCAACGGCAGGCTTATTTTCTACTTGCTTGAGACGATAGTCAAATTTTAGGATTTTCTTATCAAGAGAGTCCTGCGTGGCCCGGACAACATCCAGGTCTTTTCGTATCTCCATCAAACCAATCTGAGAACGATTATCCACTTCCTTGACAAAATTGAATATCTGTCCGGTGTTCTTATTAATGATATTCAGATAGCCGACAATGCTGGAATGAACCTCATCAAGGGACTTGACCACATCTCCTTTATTGATCTTGGCGGCCTTGAAATCCCGGAGATTGATTTGAGCGGAAGAAGTAAAGCTTGAAGATGACTTAAAGGATGTGTTGAACCCCGAACCAATCTTCCTGTCCTTTAGGGAGAGAAGAGGGATATCAATAGGTCCGGAGGCTTTAGAGCTATTCTGTCGGGCTTCCAGGCCCGCAATTGTATACTTCAACGTACCGGATGCAAGCCCGGTGTTACCTTTCAGAATATTCTCTATCGTCGTAGCCATACTTCGTTACTTTTGTTGTAGTTTAGACATTATGATATCTACATAATGATCTCTCTCAAAGGGTATCAGGTCCTCCACTGAGGAAACATCCCATCCCTTTTCGGTTAACAAGAAAGTAATCTCAAAATACCTTTGAAGAGTTCTCCCCGTTAACCCAAGGTAAAAAAATCATTGAGGGTCCGCATCTCAATGACCTTCTTGTCTCCCTTGGTATTCTCATACTCAATCTTATGATAAATTGTCGGAAGGTTATTCAGAAACTTCAAAACTTCTTCTCTGGTCTTGATTGGTAGATCATCAATAAAGGTGTTCTTTTCCTCCTCAGTCCCCTCAAATGGGGTAGTAATATTTTCAGTCCCATTTTTTGTTTGGGTAATACTTTGAATGCAAGACTTAATCAAAAGTTCAATGACATCCTTCTCCGCTGAAGCCCCCAAAAACTTTTCATTGGTATATAAAGATGCGTCCGGATATTTTAGGTTTAGCCACATATCCGGAGAAATTTGAGCGGTGGTAAGAGTTGGTTCGGGATACTTGATTTGTATCTCATCCAGATTGATAGTGAAATCATAGGTCTTTTCATCAATATCATCGATAGAGATATTGATTTGGTTGGAGATAGAGATAGATCGAAGCTTCAGGAAGATGTACTGAAGCTCAAAGATCGCAAGGGTATTGACATCGAAGTTCGCGTCCTGAACGCAATTGTTGACGACTTGTCGAATGGCCCGGAAGATTTCCCCGGGTTCATTGGATTCTTTGGCATACAATAGGATTTTCTCTTCCCGACTCAGCATGGGACGAACGGAGAACTTACGGGTGTCGATAATAACTTCGGATAGTTGATAAGGTATCTTTGGGAGCATTTTAGCCTTTCATATTAATCATTGTTAGTAGCGGGAATTCTGTGCCAATCAAAGTAATTGAATTGAACCCCAATCTTCATGAATGTTGGTTGGGGGTCGGCGGATAGCTTGGTATCAACGATCATGTTGGGGTAGCACTCTCTGAGAACAGTGGTATGAACTCTTTGTCCAGAGGTATCATAAAGGTCAATCATACAATCAACGGCATACTCCCACTTATAGGCAACCTCATAGACATTCATACCGTTTAAACCAACCCCGGTAATACCGTCTTTCATGTTGTAATTGACGATGAGGTTCATCCAATCCTGAAAGAAGTCCAGGTGAGAGCTTTTACCGTCATTGAAGAACTCCATCATGGAATCATTGAAGGCCGGGGCGATTGGTTTCTTTTCGGCCGGACCATAGCCATAGCGTTGAACGACACCCTCAATTAAGTAGCTGCCGGGGAGGTCAACGGAGTTAGTGAAATACTCCATATATTGGACGATATCAGTGGTGTTCCGGGTTCCGTTGGTCAAGCCAAAGAGCTTGTTGGGGATGTTGAAGCGAACTCTATACTTATTGAGCTTCTGGAGACCATTGATGTTTGATAACTTAGCCCGGAAATCGGAAATGTTCATTAGGGTTTTCTTTTTATCATATCAATTGAGTCCTGCCAAACTTTTTGCTGCGAAGCCTTCACAAAGTTAGCGATAGGCAGGAACAGAACCTTATGCCATTGAATGGGATTAATTCGCATGACGGTTGATCTTAGGTGTCCGAATAGGTAACGCTTTAGACATGGCTTATATCCTCTGAACCGGGAAGCCCCTTTAAGTATCTGGTAAGAGATATTCAGCCGGGACTTTTCGTCTATCTTTGGATTATTTATCAGGGATAACAAAGCGTTGAAGAGTTTGGCCCGCTCAATCGGCGGAAGATAGTGCATATTCAGACCCAAGAAGGAATCGGATTCAAAATTAATAGGAAAAACAAGGGGATAGGTATCATAGTAGGGGAGGGTTAGCTTATGTTTAGGGTCATACCTGAAAAGTATCATACTTCCGGCTAAAAGAGGATTGGGGGTTCCTATGACATTTAAGACGTAGGGTTTAACCGCTTCTTGGACTTTATCAGAGCTAGGAGGGGCCGCTGCCTTACCGGTGATTGCTTCTAGAACAGAAGCCAGTTTCTCTTTATCATCGGCTTTTTGCCCCATAGCCAGATTACGAAGTTGCTGGAGGTACCATTGTAGTGTCTCTTCCCTCATCATTTCGATGGTAGAACGTTCAAGGTCTTCTAATTGCTTAAGGAAATCAACCATTCGGGGGGATATTCAACTCAACTTCGGTAAGGATTCGGAATTCGTATCCTTTTTGATCACACCATCGCTTGGCTGCTTCCCATTTTCGTTGATTGATGGCAAAAGTAGCAATAGCTTTTTTACTCTTACCCTTTGGTAACTTGGTCTCATGTAAGGGTTTAACCTCCAGAACCAGATGTCGCTTTTTCCCGTTCTCAGTAATCTCCACTAGAAAGTCCGGGAAGTACCTGTGGAGACCTCCGGTGATCGGGTGCATATAAGGAATGGCTTGTTCTTCGGAAGCCCATTTTGTTACTTTTGGGTTAGAATCTAAGGATCGCATTACCTTGAATTCCCAGGATGACCGAAAGATTATATTCCTAGCATCCCCTTGGTATTTCTCCGGGTGTTTTGGAATAAATTTTCCTTTAAGGTGAACCATTTGCTATATTTATGGGATAAATACCCTCAGAATGGCTGATATTGTTACATCCACGCTTTCCAACGCTCCCCGACCGTCCATAGCTTCCGGGACAGGTCAGGTGGCATCAGCCCAGTTTGGAAGACCCAATCCTCCCCATCAGCAAATCAAATCTCAGATTTCTGAAGCCAACCGACCCCCTCTGCAATATCCAGCGGATCGCCCCAAATACTATATGTTGTTTGATGTTTTTGATTACCAACGGGCCGGTCTTCAATCGGTGGGAAAGCTTGAAAAGACTGTTGATGGGGGTTTTGTAATACTTCCTCTTCCTCAGTCTTTAAATGACATTCATCAGGTTAAGTGGAATGATCATATCAATCTTTTCCAAGAAGTCCTTGGAGCTATCCCAATGAGTAGTGCGGTTAAGAAGATAGCTTCCCCGCTTCTGACTGTCGGACAAAACTTATTGGGGGTGGCTCCCAATCAATGGATGACGATCCTGATGGAAGGACCGCTGTACAAGCGTTTCAGCTTTACATGGTCATTCTCTCCCCGGGAGTTTCGGGAATCCGACGATCTTCGGAAGATTATTCGTTCTTTCAATAACTGGATGGCTCCATCAGTCAAGGGGGGAGGATTTGTTTGGGGATTTCCCAAGATATTTTGGGTTTCCATCCTACCGAATTCCAAATTTATGATGAAATTCAAGCCCGCCGTCCTTGAATCCTTTATGGTGATCCCAACCCCAAAGGGGGCGTCCTTCTACCATAATGAGGGGGCCACCGCTGAAAATGGAGACAATCCCCCGGAAGGGATTTCTATGGAAATGAAATTTCTTGAACTGGAATACTGGACGGAAGGGGACTATAAGGATAACAACGATCCTCATGATGTCTATAAAGAAACACCATCCGCCGCTTTGAAAGACATAAACGTCGAAGCTGAAGTAAGTAAGTTTACGGCAAATGCTCTTGAGAATTTAAGTAAGTTTCAGGAGAGTTTAGAGACGGCCCCCCCTCAGAATTCCCAAACGGAATAGTCCGCATCTACATAGACTTCCATCCGGACCAGTTCCATGGACCGTCCAGAGAGACCTTCACAGACCATATTGACGATCCCGGCCGTAAAAAGGAAGTTATCCCCGGTTTTGGTCAGGTTCAGGTTGGGAGTAGACATCCCCTGCATGGCCAAAGCCATCTGGATGATCCCGGTCTTGGGCCACCGGGCTCCGATATCACAATGACCGTTGAAGACGATCTTGTCGATTTTGACGGGATGATTGGAGGTATTGACCAACCGGTAGACCCGCACTATTTGGTCCTTGTCGGGTTGGTCGTCCCATTTCAGAATCAGGGCAGAAGGTTCCTTGGCAATTATTTCTGCTTTTTGAAGCAGTTTGACGACTTCCCCCGGGAATCCAAGCGTTCCGATCACAAAAGTAAGGGAAAGTGCAGAGAAAATACCACCTATTACGTTCATTACCATGCCGAACCTCCTATCTGTATGTGAAACCTCCATGTTTCAGGTTTGTGCCAACCCGCAACCTAGCCTATTTATTCCGGGTTGTCAAGATAAATATTATCGATGTCACAACCCTACACCTATTTAATTGGATGGTCCAAATTAGGCTACTGGTATTATGGTAGTCAATATGGCAAAAAAGCTACTCCAAAAAATCTCTGGAAATGCTACTTTACATCCTCAAAATTGGTCAAACTGATGCGGTTCTGGCATGGGGAGCCGGATGTTGTCCAAATTCGTCGGATTTTTAAAACTCCAGCAGAGACTTTGATTTGGGAGGCGAAGGTGCTTAGGCGTATGAAAGTGTTGCAATCAGACTTTTGGTTAAATCGAAATATTGGTGGAGAAGATTTTTGTTTAACTGGACATTCTACCGAAACACGCCAAAAACAAAGTAGGGCCGCCCTGGGAAAAAAGAAGTCTATCGAACATATCCAAAAAATGATTAAATATAGAACTGGAAGAAAATTAGGTCCGTGTTCAGAAGAAAGAAAACAAAAAATAGGAAAGGCTAACAGAGGTAGAAAGAGACCTGACTCTAGAATTAGACATAGTAAAGCAGTAGCAGCCTATTTTCTTAATGGTGACAGACATAGTTCTTATTCTTCAGGTAGAGACGCAGCAAAACAATTTGGAATTAGTTTTCAAACAATCTCAGAGAGTTGTTTAGGAAAAACTTATACTACAAGAACAGTTTTTGGTCCAATGAGATTTTCCTTTCTAGAAAAGGGTGTACAAACAAATGCCTGATGAATATTTTGGTCGTTTTCCCAAGATCGTTTACAATGGCTTTTCGACCCGGAACCTGACGGAGAGGGTTAAGCTGGTCAATACCCCGGCCTCTACTCCCGTCAACTTCCATCCCTACACAATTATTGAGAACATGCGACCCGACCAGATAGCGGGACAATATTACAATAATTCCGGGATGGATTGGTTGATCTACCTAACTAATAACATTACCGATCCTTATTATGGTTGGCATCTTTCCGAATCGGAGTTTGATGATTTCATTATCTCCCGCTATGGCTCCATTGATAATGCCCAACAACAGATCGTGGCCTATCGGACCAATTGGCCGGTGGATGACAAGAACCTATCTATTTCCTATTACAACAGCCTTCCAGGCGCTATCAAGAAATACTATCAACCGATTTGGGGTCCTTCGAAGATCATGGGTTATACCCGTCGTCAGGAGGATTGGGTTGTCTCTACCAATCGCATTCTGGACCTATCCTTGACGATGAATTCCAACACCAATATCTCCAACGGAGAGTTAGTGACGATTACCTTAGCCGGTAACACCCAGGGGTTTGCGGAATGTGTGATGGCAAACGATTCGGTGATAACTATTAAGAATGTGGAAGGTAACACCGCCATAGGTATGAACGTCAATCTTCGCTCAAACACCGCTGTTAATGGATCAATTACCGCCTCTTCCGTCAAGATAGAGAACATACCCCTTAGTGAAGAAGTCTATTGGTCCCCGGCTTATGCCTATGATATTGAGGCGGAGAACAATGCCTCTCATCAGTTCATTGATCTTTTGGAGAAAAATTACGCAATGCCAATTAGTGAGGATATAAGAAAAAAACTTAATGGATAAGATAAAAATTTATAATAATTTTCCTGATGGATATCGACAAGGTAGAACTATGTTATGGAAACGTAATCAACCTAAGACAGCAGCTTAGTTATGGATTACATTCAACCATGTAAAGGACGTATCTTATCTTGTTTTTTAGAGGGAACTGATTTACAACAATACGTTAATAAAATTTCAGTTTACGAATCGCTAACCAAAAGTTTTTTGACGGCCCGTATTCGAATCATTGACAACAACAATCTCATGGAGAACCTGAATGTTGTCGGGGGAGAGCAAATGACCTTTGCGTTTGATTCCCCTCCGAATGACCGTCGTTATGAACAGAAGATGCATATTCTGGACATGAAAGGATCACCCGCTGATAATCTGAAGTCTATTATCTATGATATTGACCTGATTGGAAAGACCTACTTTCAGGACAAGGCCAATCTGGTTCAGGATTCTCATAAGAATACAACCGGGACGGCCGCGATATCTAAGATTTGGAATCAGTACCTGAATGCGGACCAGCTAAAGATTTTGTTGGAATCTACGGGAATGATCGGGACCCAGGATCATCCCACAACCACTGATAATGAAAAGCCTTTGTCTGCAATCTATAAGCTTATGAAGCTTTTGACCTTTGGTTCAGTCCAGACCGGTAATCCCCTGCTATTTCGCGACAGAGAAAATGTTAATTTGGCCCCGCTCCAGTATCTGTATGATACTCTTAGTGCTCAAGAGACTTACATCCAGAAGGAAACTTGGGGAGCTAACTTCTTCGATCCCTTGATTTACAATGCCATTATTCATGCGGATTCGGAGGTGAACCCAACGGATGGGGAAGGGGGAGGTCGGAGCGCCCTCCAGGACATCGCCGCCACCAAGACCCAAGGACAAATTGTGTTTGATATGTATAATGGTACCTTGGCCGTTAATAAACGGGCGGGCTCTATCTCTTCCCCGGGATTTGGTTCCGGAAAATCAATCGGGTCTTTGGTATCTTCTATTGCGGGAGGGGTCTTATCGGCCTCAGCGGGCTCCCTGGGGGGCTCCCCCAACATTCAGGCTACCCACTCCAAGCGATGGCCCAGAGCTACCGCCCCGGACACTAAAACCATGGCGGAAAAGTTATATTCGGCAGAAGCCAGAGGGGGTCCGATGCTACGTTTGAAGGTACCCTTGCAGACCGGTATTAATGCCACAGTTGGTAAAGGCGTTAAGTGTCAATTGGTACCGCCTATCGGGGACCTGACCAACGCTAATATGTACTCCTATGGCTTATCTGGAAATTGGTTAGCCAAAGAAGTCTGTCATGAAGTATATGCGGATGACCGGGAGGTCCAGGCTACGACCTCTATGTTACTCATGCGGGGGGGTCTTGGTAATTAAAGGACCCATTCTACAACAATTGCAACACCACTTAGTATGACTGCCGTAAAACTGACAACAACAACCCCCCAAAAGAAGATATCATCAAATTTCATGGTTCGATCCTTTTATTTAATGGGAACAGCAAGAATAACAAAAAATAAAAGAGGACCAGCAAGGCCTGCGGGAAAGAACATTAGATAAGTGAAGGGCTCTTGCCAGACCGGTGTGCCACGCCATGTTTTCATCTTATTGCATTCCCGAATGTGGAGGTAGGCTCCAATACCTGCCCAGAGTATAATACAAATCGGAATGATATAGTCCATATTCAGTCCTTCCTTCCATTGGGGTGAAAGTCCACAACAATCGGGAACCGGGGAATCCCGGCGGGGGTGGGCTTCTTGAATTCAATAGTGACGGTGGCTTTTTCAGAAAAGACCGTCGTCAAGAGTTGTTTGGCAAAGGGTCCTCTTTCGCCTTTAATCCCGGCTTTGGGACGCTCCCCCTTTTCTGTTCGCTTGTCCTCCGGAAGGATATATTCAACGGCCTTGGCATAACCCGTCCAGTTGCCTTTTCCCTCAATGATGCGACTGATCGAAAACTCTCCGCTTTCCGTCTCCTTGCGCTTCAGAAGATGTTTGGAACGTTTGTCGCTTTCGTAGGGAGCATTCATGGATCGAATCATCTGGCCTTCATAACCCCCTTCCAGATAGGATTCATAGAAGGCATCAAGATGACTCTGGTTATCACAAAGACCGGTCGGGACGATTTCAACGAACTTGATACCAGAGAGCGTTGCCATAATACTAATGCGATGGGTAAAGGCTTTCTCCATAACAACGTCATAGCAATGGAATTGGATTACTTCTTCGGCGCGCTTTCGCTCTTCGTCCGTTACATCTTCCTTACGAACAAGAGAAGAGATTGAATTGAAATCATCCCTCAGGTTATGATTGTAAAGCTCTCCGTCCAGAACCAAATCCGGATGGGCGTCAAAGACCGGTTCCAGGGCTTTTAGGATATGACCAATATTCTTGTGGGGTTGGTACTCCCGGGAGAAAGCGCCATGTTGGGAAATCAATGCCCTAATACCATCCAGCTTGGGTTGGGAGATGACAGGCCATTCAATCTTGTGCTTCAGGTCTTCATAATTCCGGGCCAGCATGACGGAGGGAGGAACAGCGTCCAAATCCCCAATAAACTCCCGATAATCCCTATCTAGCTTCTTGGTCCGTTCCGCAAGGGCTTCTGCTAGGGCCTGTTCCTTCCCAGTAGTAGCGTTCTTCTTTCCCACATTCTTGGGGGTTGCGGCAGTCCATCCAGAAATGACCTTCTTGCCATCCTCTAGACCGGAGATAGTTCGCCAACAAGAGCCCTCTACTTCAAAATCCCAGGAACGGAGCTTACCGGTCGAATCTTTTTTGAATATCTTGGTCATTAGGCCTTCTCCATGTGGAGTTTGATAATTGAAAAGCAACGGGGACAAAGGTCTTTGTTGGTTGTTATCGCGGCTCCTTTACCGAAATCATTGGGCTTCCAGGTCTGCGTCTGTACCATTCCCCAACCCACTGGGTAAGGAAGACCGGAAACAGGCTCTTCCGTCTCACACCTATTACATTTAATAATTGATTTATGCATTGGGGTCCACCGTTCCCGGTACCATCCATACCGATTCATTGTAGAAATTGATAAGGAAACCGGGAAAATTGGGGTTTGTTGACACAACCCCATAGACCCAATTATTATGGAGATTTTTAAAATATGCGATATACATGTTCACTTCTCCATATATAGAACAGGGTTCTCATTTGACTCTTTCGAACTTCACTGTTCCTGTTGTCAAATAACGAACAACCGCTTGAGCCGCAACCTCATTGGTAATTCTATCATAAGTACCATCTTCAAGGTCCATATCCATGTAGCTGGGATAAAACAGATGATAAAGAGACCCCCTGGTTTCGAAGTTAGGAATTATCCCATCATGTCCGGCCTTATATTGCATCAAGCCAAGGATACATCCCGCCGTCCCACATCGATGACCGTTTTGATCCCTTGTACAATTATCCGCATATCCTCCTATGAGGATATTTCTCATATCAAAACCAAAGGTTCCCCCATTGAGCTTTTGGGGAGTTGTCAGACTTGGAAGAGTTTCGGCGGCATAGATCAAATACTTTCGGGTAAGTTCGGAGATACCCAGTTCTTCCGCCGTCAGGTATTCTGTTGTCATTTTATTCCTCCTCTCAATATTCGTCAACAAGGAGTTCCAGCCGCCGTTTCAGACTAACCAGTTCTTGTTCGGCCCGGGAAGCGGCCCGGGCAACCTTCACAAGGTTATCCCCGTCTTCTTCGGTATTGAGGGCCGCCTTGATAGCTTCGATCAATAGAGCTTCCTTTGAAGGCTTCTTCCGCCCAATAAGCCTGAAATGGCTTCCCGAAACACCGCAATAACCGTTAATGTCCAATTGTTGAGAGTGTGTTGTATTTTGGGTTTCGGATGCACTCAAGAAAGTGATATCGGTCACAACCCAGGGCCGGTTCCCAAAACATCGGGGAAGCCATGGGGGGGCACCGGGTTTAAGATCAACCCTATCCCCAATCTGATAAACTTCATCCTGAATGATGGGCTTGAACCAACCTCCAGAGAACGTATCTGCTTTATGGTTGATTGTAATCAGTTGTGAATGAATTCCATGGGGTTCATTAACAACCTTTGTTACAAACCAAGGTTTGGGACCAAGCTCCTCCGCCCAGCGTTTAAAGTTCCCTCCTTCAGAGGGATCAAATTCCACCCTATCCCCAACCTGATAGGTATCGGTGCGGGGTTTCTTGCTCCGCTCAATAGGCTTGAAATGAAACCCCGAAAACTGATGACCATTAACAATCACAAATTGGGTATGCCCAGCCGCCGCCTCTATTTCAGTAGAGCCTGGATTCCGAATTTCTGAAACAACCCAGGGCTTCGGACCCAACAGGGCCATAAAGGCCCCGCAGGAAGTTTGGGGGGTCTTAAATTCTACTTCATCCCCGACCTGAAACTTGTCTGTTCGAACCGTCATATTATATTCCTCCCGTTAAAATAAGATAATTGCATATGTTATGAATTTCAGCCTCCTTTGGCATCAAATAACAGCATATGCAAATCATCGTTAAATGTCAAGACCGAAAAGAGACAAAAGATGTCATTTTTCGACTTGAGCGAACTTCCACCAGTTCTGAACCCAGCGCCGCCCCCGGGCCTTGTTCCAGCGCGTGATCTCAATGGGGAGCTTGGTGTAGGTGTCGCAGGCCTCTCCCCAGCCGACCGCGATGTAATGTCCCGTGACGTTGACAACGTAAGGACCGTCATGACCGTGTTCCTCCAGGAATTGTTGAAACCGATAGCGGGGAGCGCGACTACGATCTAAAGGACGGGGGAACCACTGATTTTCCATCTCTTCTACTACCTTCCAGCCAAACGTCCCCATGGCGATAAGTAGTTCGGAATTGGCAACCCCCATGATCTTTGCTTTTCGTCCCGCCGCGTCCAAGGTCCGGCATGTTTCCCGAATGGTTTCCCGAATTTCAGAGATTGGTTGTCCTGTGACGGCGGAGATAGCGGTGGGCCCACAAAAGGCCCGGTTCCGCACATCATAGACCGGCGTGAAGAGCATCGTTTCCTCCTCAGATGAAATCGATGGATTCAATATGTTTTACGAAAATGATCTTTCCATCCCGGGCGATAGAACCAACACCCTCATTGAGAACTTTTTGATACTCCTCCGCATAGTCTTGGGCTGTTTTTCCCTCCACCGGCTCATCAAGTCTGAATATCCGGCGATCCCCGGAAATCGTACAAATTCGCATTTCTGTAATCATCATTATATTTCCTCCTCTAAATGAAAAATAACATGGCGATGAAGGTCAGGAGAAAGGCGTGAACTGACAATTCCAACATGTCTTTCCTCCCTAGGATAGGCGGGGACTAGCCCTCTTCATCACCGGTTGCGGCTCCAAGAGCTAGTCCCCTACCCCGACTCATCACTAGCATGGCCGGGGATTAGATGTCGGCGTTAGTTTCCTCCGTCACGTCCGGCCGGTTCCGGCGTGTGTACTTCCGGACCTTGGGGTTGGCGGCTTCCCCGGGCGTCCAGCCGCCCCGCAGACGCATGTACATCGTCATATAAGGCAAACCAAAGAAATCAGCGGCTTCCCGAATGCTCCGAAACTTTCGGGTCTTATTCCAACGCTGAAACTGTACCATATCTTAGTCTCCTTCTTTGTTAGGGGCAATTGCCCGGGGATTAACCTTTGGTTGAAGTCTAACGCCGTTTTCGCCCTCAACCCAGGCGCTATGATATTGTTGGACGACATAAACGAAATCATAGGCGGCTTCTCTGAAAGTGCGATAGAGATGTCCGGCCGACCATTCCGGAGGATAAACCTTTTCCTCCCCGTCTTCTGTTTCTTTAAAAACGATTCGATAGGCCATATTGTTCCCCCTCATCGCACCCAGTAGGTCACATCATTGAACTCAACGGAGGTATAGTCGGCCAGGATATTTTCCGCCGTCGCCTCCCAATCAATGACGATATAGTTTGGGATATTTTTGGGAAGGTCCCCAATATCCTTCACCAATTCCTCAGTATAATCAACGAAATAGCTATCCCGGATGGCGGTAACAGGATACCAAGCATCCCGCCACTGTTCGTCCCCGCCTTTGCCCTTGCATTCCGCCAGAAAGGCATTCAGGGACCGAAGGTGATCCTGTTGCTCTGCGGTCAGGGTGTAGGGTGGTTCAAGCTCCAGGCTCTCAACCTCCGCAATCACGTCCCGAAGGTCGATCACGTCGTCTTGGTTACTAACCGGCATATTATTTTCCTCCCTTATGGGGTTTCACATTCCTGACGATCCCACTCAATAACAGCGGCGAAGGCGTCTTGCTCCGTAGAAAATCCCTTTTCGACGGCGGTTGGCATCCGATATTCCCCATCGCTATTCATGTAGCGAATGGCCCAACCGCTAGTCCACTTCTCAATCAAGCAGTGGGGTTGAAGGTTCCAGCTATCGAACACGACGGAGCGGCTGTTGTTACCCCGCGTGCAGTCGATGAGATGAAACTTCTGCTTGGTTGACATGTCCGGCTCCCTCTCTGTTTTCCATGATTTGAGAATGACATTTTTATTTTAGATTGTCAACCTCTATTTTGAAGAACCTCTTCTAACAGCTTTTCCTCAATGATTACAGTAGCTTGCCAGGATTTTACTAATGCCGGTCTTAACGCCTTGGCGGCTTCCATCATCATCGTAGCCGATTCGAAGGTGCGAAATTGAATTTTGTCATTTCGCCAGACGATCTTTAGCTGAAAGGGGTACTGAGAGATCATGAAATCCTCCTTTTTATTCAGGCCATATTTCTTTAACAATTTCCAAAAGGTCAAAAGCAGCAGCATAAGCAGCAACATAAGCAGCATAAGCAGCATCAGAAGCAGCGAAAGCAGCATCAGAAGCAGTATAAGCAGCATAAGCTGCATCAGAAGCATCAGAAGCATCAGAAGCAGTATAAGCAGCATAAGCAGCATAAGCAGCATCAGAAGCAGAATTTTTTGATCGATCCTCTCCGCTCAACCACTTGTCAGCCCATAGGTTCCAGGCTATATCCGAATAGACTTTTTTGACACAAAGGATAGCAAAATGAATCCGTTCCTCAAAAGTAATCTTCGGAAGAGGTATCTGTCGGATTGTAGTCAGCTTAGTGACACCCACCTTAAGCTGGTGTTCGGATTTGAACTCACCTTCTCCCTCCGCTTCCCATAGGACAGGATTCCTAATAGCTCCATGAATTGGGTTTAGGAGGACAGCCAAATAAGGATCAAGATAGGCATGAAGCCAACCGGCCCCACAAAGCTCCCCTTCCCCGTTTGTTTCATGGGTGACCCCTTCTCCCCATTGGGTATTATTATAGGTCTGATGCGTTTTGTTGGTAAGCTTATAGAGTTTCATAATAATCTCCTTTTTTTACTTTGAACGGGGGCCGCCCTTAACATATCCCCGGGAAAGATAAGAATCAAGCTCCGGGGCGTTAACTCTAGCTCTGTGGCCGGTGACCCGGTTTAGCATCCAAACTTTACCGGCAAGCCCCGTAGCCTCAGGGGAGGGGGTTGTAGATAGCTTGGTACGAACGGAGGGGAGTTTGGCGGATGGCGTAACCGGAGCAGATGGACTCAGCCGCTCTCCCTTGGCCTTTTCAATTTTCCACCGGTTCAAGGCAGCATCAATAACGGCCTCTTCTGTATCTTCAGAGAAGCGGACGCCCCAATATTCCCCATTATCCAGAACTATATAGGCAACCCAGGGAGTGAGGGCATCCGGATTGACGGAGTGATAAGTTATCACATTGGGCTTCATGTTCAGGTCCCCCAGCTATCGATGCAATTATTCTCATCATCCATGAGCATCACGTCTAGAAAATGCCCCGACACGGCCTTTTTGACCAAAATGGCATAAAAGTTCCGGCAAGACTCCTCCGAACCCTTATGCTCATTGGATTCAGAATTATTATCGGTGTAGAAAACCTTCCAGGGATTACGTTTAAGCATGTTTAGATACCTCCCTTTCGATAGGTGGTGGAAAGCTTGCCGTCCTTCAGCTTGAAGATTTTGGTCATTTGCTTTTCTCCGTTGTTCTCATGATCAGAGAATGACATTTTTAGAATCGGATGTCAACTGCTATTTTAAGAAAACCTACCGGGATTAATATTATGAACGATAGCAACGTCAACATCCGGGTGAATTTGCCGAAGCCGCCAATCTTGAGCGCGCTCTAGGGTGGTAAATGGACCATGAACAGATATAGCCACCCCAACCTCATTCAGAATTACAATCGACCAGTTCATTATTTTCCTCCAAAGTGTGTGGTTTTCCAGGCCTCAGCTTCTGCCTCAGTGTTAAAAGAGAACAAACACTGAAAGTAGCCCTTGCGTTCCACTCCGACCCGCCAGAAACCGTTGAAAAACTTAATAATCACATTGTTCATGTGTTTTCTCCCGTTATTTGAAGCAGATAGCCGCCGCAATAAGAAAAAGAGCACAAAATTTCATTATTTCCCTGCTTTCTTCATTTTTTGCCTGGGGATGAAACCCCACAAAAAGTGAAACGGCGCTCATGAACAGAGCAATACAACCAATAATATTAGCTATCATATTGATTCTCCTTCATTATTCGCAGCGAAAGCCGCCGTTGCCGTGATTCTTGCCACCGCAGGAGCACTCACACTGCATAGTCCGGCCGGTGGCATTCATGCAACGGGCATCGCAAATATGCTTGGAGGGATTGGACTTGTAGTTGATCACCCGCGTCACCGGGCGAAGATCAGTCGTCCACCGACCAACGGTACGGTCAAACACCGGAGTAAAATCAAGGGGATTGGCAACCATCATTGAGAAACCATCCCAACGCTTTCCCTTAACTCCCGGAAAAAGCTGGACAAATTCCTTGTTATCCATCGGTTGCGGGCGGTGAAGCTCCGTCGTGCCGTTGAAATATTTGAGTGTCGTCTTGGCCATGACATTTCCTTCGTTTCCGATTTTTAGATATTACCGGAAATGCCATTTAATGTCAAACTTTATTTTCGAAGTTCTCCTCCCGTTGAACCCGCATCGCGGCCTCAGAGCCCCGGTCATAGGCCTGGGCGGCCACATCCTTGTACTTCTCCCCCCTCCACTTATCATTCATGTAGTCGTCATAACCCTCTTGGAACTCCGGATACATGTCGTAGGGAGCGTATTCGACCCGAATCGCCATTTCCAGAGCAGATTGTATCGCATACCGATAGGGCCCGGGGGCGGCGTGCTTAAGTTCCTCCCGAATTGTTTCAACTGCTGATTTGGTCATGTCATTTCCTCCGTTTTCCATTCTCAAGAAATAGCATTTTTGAAGATCAGTGTCAACTCTAAATATGAGAATGATCCGAAGTTTTGCGACAGAAACCGATACTGGTCTAATTCCCGCCATGGTGATATCGACAGATGACCCGGAGGGCCGGGGAAGAGTCAAGGTTCAGCGTCTGGACCAATCAAATCTTAAAGAGGACGACCTCCCCTGGATTTATATTCACGGGCAATCGCATGTGTCTAATGTCTGGGGAAAGAGCGGACAATCAATTGGACAGTCCACCCATGCCCTCATAGCCGGAACGTGGCTAAACGTCTCCAAGAGGCACGCGGACGGCCAGACGGGGGCTTCACACGGCGTTATCTCCACGACAGAGGGCGAACAAGGGGCGGGACAAACATAATGGGAATAGTACCGATTCCATCTCCTCAAATTCAGCCGGATAACACCGCGCCCGATACCAACAACAATCCCCGGGCTATTGTTAAGAAGGTGACGGCCCCAAAGAAGACCTCCATCAATAATCCCCAGCCGGTCAAGATTGAGATGCGGGAGGACGATGCCCGCGCCTTCGTTCTAAAGAAGGCCAACGGTCTGATTGCAAAGTTTCACGACAAAATGTCCATTGCCCCTGTGGAGGTTCCAGCGGGAGGAATGCAAAAGGTCCTGGATTATATTAAGAAACATGATCCAGAGGCCTCTTCTGCCGCCGTTAAACCTGCCCTAGACATTCTAAAGAAACTGATGACGAAGGGGAACCAAGACCAGTTGTCCTCAATTCCCTCCGTCATGGGGGATTTAATGGGTCAGCTTCAGAAGGTATTGACCCAAATGAAGAAGGACAATGCTCCCCATAATCAAGAAGAACAACCCCCGGTGTGTCCGGTCGGCACCAAATGGGACCCGGTTCAGAAGCTTTGTGTCATTGACCCTGATCAGGCGGAGTCGGATTTTCTAACGTCTTAAGAGCGTTCTGAACGGCCTTCAGGGCTATTGAAAGATGACGAAAGGTCGGAATATTCAGGGGTAATCTGATGCGGGTTGATTGTTTGCCCATTCCTCTTTAAGCTCTAGTTCGGCCCGATCAATCTCCCGAATATAGAAATTGGCCAGCGACCGACGTTTTTCCTTAGGAATGACCTCATTACTGTAATAATTCCGAATCAGTTCCCGGAGAGTGGGTTCATACCGGTATTTCTTCGGAAGGTTCGCCGAACCGGGCTGCATTACCTTGGTATCAAGAATGCTCATGATTTGTCCTCCTATTCCACTTTAAGTTCATATTCAATATGCTCAAGTTGAGCCAGATATCGTTCGATATAGCGATTCGCTTGAACCGGATCATCAATATGTCGGGTATAGTAACGGGTCACCAGTTCCCGAATAGTGGGTTCGTGATTTTGCCATTTCCCCGGCTCCCCCTTTCCCTCATCCAGGACATAGGGTTGATAATCCACAATTGAATCCCCAACCTCCAGGAGATGATCTTCATCCTTCAGGGGAAGATCGGGATTTCTCTTATATTTTTCCACAATTTCAATAGGATTCATGATTTGTCCTCCAGGATATCCCGGTTGGTTTCGGGCTCCTCAATGGCCATGTAAACGATCTCTCCCATTCCTTGAATAAGGTGGCGTTTCTCATTGAGAAAACCGTCCCAGAACTTCCGAAAGTCCTTGTACTTGAACAGCGTATCAACCTCAATGGTAACCCTGTACCTCTTCATCTTTTTCCTCCTTTTTGGAACCATATCCAGAGTATTATAACAGACCGACCGCTCAAGAATAGGGGCATGCCCAATCAGATTGCACTTATCGTCATAGAGCGGCATCCATCCCAGAACTTTTGACATGACTGTTCTCCGTTTCGTTTCCAGGATTAGAGAATGCCATTTTTCTTTTAGAATGTCAAATGTTATTATGCAATATCGACGCTCTGAATCCGATAGCTAGGTATGATGATACCCCCTACCAAATGAGCGTCGTAGGTGGGATAGTGGTTGGCCTCAAGAACGCCAAACAGGTCCCCGCCGTTGACGGTCTGAACCCGGATAGTCGTACCCTTCGGGATGATCAGCTTCCCGTTGCAGTCCCGGGAATAACCATCCCACTTAGTGGCTTCATCGATCTCAACGTTCATTCGGATTTTGTGAGCCATTTTGTTCCTCCCGTTTTAGTAATTACACTCCCAATCACACCCCAGCAATTTCGCCAGGACCTCCGCGCGGCGCTCAGCCTCAAGCCTTGCGTCCCTGCCTCTGAAACTACTATCGGCCGTGCATTCGGCATTATCACCATCTTCATCGTTCTCAAGAACATCGACGTAGTATTCGCCGTGTCCATCGTCCGAAACATGGATCACCGAACGAAGCTTATTCATGTTCCCTACTCCCCTAGGCGGTTAAGTCTTTGGGAGGATAAATGATTTTACCCTCATATTCAAGCTGCATCTTCTCATCATCGCTGAGATAGTCGTCCTCAACCAGTTCCCAATCAATGAGGTATTCCTGATAGTAGTCACCCCGGCCCTCAACCTCATTCTTAAGAAAGGCCTCATTCACCAGGGAAAGCAGTTTATTCTGAAGGGCCAACTCCGCAGCCCTCTGGACGCTCAGCCGCGCCACGATATAGGTGGAACCACCCTTGCACTTCCAACGGGGGGTTTCGGCCGTCCCGTAGTTCTCCAGAACCTGAGTGTAGGCGATGATCTTCATGGCGGGTTCCTCCGTTTCGTTTCCAGAACCAGATAATGCCATTTCTAACTTAAGATGTCAAATGTTATTTTAATTAAGCCGCCCAAACTGTTTGTGATAATATCGCCACCGTTCCCCTTCGTCATTAATGAATAAATCCGGAGCACAACAAGAGAAATCCGGGGCACACTCATCGTTGATGGGTTCATGATAGACGTTGCCCCGGGCCCATTCTAAAGCCTGAAGGCGCGCCCTCTCATAATATTCTTTCATGCGGTATTCAACTCCTTCGGAGATATTCGGGGATCATCCCCAGTTCATTCATATTCTTATCCTCCTCATACTCTGCTTTCTCTTGCAGGAGCCGCATCAGGTCGGCAATGGCTTCCTCTTCCGTTGCCCCGTAGCCGATATCATGGCGGTTGGAGCTATCTTCCGCCCCGTCATAGGTGTCGTCATCAAGAGCCGACCACTTAAGTGAATCGTGAATGGCAAAATGATCACTACGGGCAGTGCGAATTTTCATATTCCTTACTCCCCCTTGTCGGAAAGGCGAACGAATCGATCATCTTCGCCCTCTTTCAGTGAGAAAGAGATCGACGCTCCGGGACCAAACTGGCGATAGCCACAGACAAACAGCTTACCATGGATGTCATTCTGCTTGACGTGGACGCTGGTCACAACGGTCGGCTCTCCGTAACGGCCATCAATGCCCTGCTGGACCAGGGTCCGGCCAACCTGAATTGAATCAATCTGGGTGCGGGAGTAGATCATAAACTGTCTCCTTTCTGTTGCCGTCCGATTTCCGTATACTAAAGGAATCGGGATAAGATGTCAAATGCTAAAATGTTATTTTTAAATAATTCCCCTGTCATAAAAGTTTTCTTTGTAGAAACGGGCGCGCGCCGCATCCGGGACCTCTCCCAGGGTCCAACAATATTCAATGAAGGCCCGGAGAAGATGGGCATCCCAATCCTTAAAGATGTCCATCGACATGTTATCGAAAATCTTCTTTTCCATGATCAGAACTCCACCCAGTGGTCAGACGACCAGCACCACACGCCCCAGGTACCATCCCGATGCTGCTTTGCGGCATAATCCCGGTCCCACGCTGCCAACTTCTGCGCCTGTGCCTTCGTCATGTTCGTATCTCCTCTTGTTTCCATATTCAGGATACTAAAGGAATCGGGATAAGATGTCAAGTTTTATTTTCATTAAATGGGGTTGTGGCCAGCATTATGCCAAGAAGCGTATTGGCTAGCTCCCGCTGTTCGTCCCGGTTCAGAACCCGGTCCACGTCATAAAGTCGGGCCAAAACAAATTTCAGCCTCTTCCAGCCCTCAATCTCCATGCGGACGCCTTTCATGGCCACTCTCCCCTGATCATGGCAAACCTGTTCTGCCAGATATTATCGATCTTTTGATGCTCCAAATAGGAGTCCCACAATTCCGGAGAGATTTCAAAGATATCTACCGTCCTACCGGCCGTTGTTATTTGGCTATAGTCTATAGCCTCATACCGGCCATCCACATAGCTAATCCAGACTTTCATTGTTCTTCTCCATATTTGTCAAAAAACGCGACAATGTTTAGGTTTTCCTGATTATCATAACATGTCGTTACCTGACCGGCATAGCCGTCGTGTTCCTGGAAATATATAAGTAACTCCCGGGCCATGGCTTCGGAGTAACATGGAATGTTAATGAGGTAATTTTTGATCATCGTGCAGATTTCAAAGCGATGCAGCATTTTAACTCTCCGATGATATTTTGATTCGCTTAGCGGAGCGAAGCAGGGTCCGAAGGGCCTCAATCCCGGCCGGATCAGGCTTAGGAAAACAATCCACAGCCTTCTCAATTACCAGAATTTGCCAGTCACTTAGCTCAATCCAGAGGTTGGTCTTTGCCATGTTCGGAGTCCTTTCTTTGGTGCCATTTCACTAGCTCTTTAAGTCGCCATATTTCTCTTTCAAGAATTTCTATATTATCGTGGAGACACAACCAATCAGTCTTTAAGTCTGACTTTTGATCAATATTAGACTGGAGTTGAATGATATTGGACATTACTCCCTGGAGTAACTTATAATATTGTTCCATGTTCCCTACTCCTTCGGTTGTGCTCTGCTATGCGCAACAGTGGTGTCCTATTCGACTGAGCAGTCTACCACACTACGGACCAGCTTATCCCCAGCGTCGGGCCTATTTTCCCGATATTTGCGTACAAGCGCCTCTTTTGGGCCGGATTGTTCCGCCGCATAGCTCTTTAGCTCTCTACTCCTCTACTTCCACGGATAAGGACACTGAGTGGTCCGATCTGACCGCAACCAAGCCTTATACTCTTCACTATAACCTTTTGCGATGCTCATGTCCGGGCTCCATCTCTCTGCGTTTCCGATTTCCAGATAATGCCATTTTTCTTTTAGATTGTCAAATGTTATTTTTATCGAACCATCACGTACGTGTCGTCCCCGGTAGCAATCATGTACATTTTCTTATAACCCGGGGCAATTGCGAAAAACTTGCCCCGCCACTCTTTCACCCCTGTTGGATAAGTTACTTCCTTTGGAATCTCAATCCAATAGGCGATTTTGGCTGTTGGGTTAGCTTTAAGGAACGCCTTGGTCGCTTTATCCGCGAACTGCTTCCTGGTCATGATATCCTCCGGTTCCCTACTCCCCTCAACCCCCACAGTTACTATTATCCCAACCGTCACAGATGATTGTTGCTCCCCGGGTTAACTTGCCGTTCTGAGAACCGGGGCAGGAGCATGATGCCCGAAGCCAACCATTCAGATTACCTCCGACCGTAACGATCCCCCGGTGTGCCTTGCCTCTGTTGCGGAAAGTGACTTGCTTGAGGGTTTCGGTCTGGGTCTGGTCGGTCATGTTCGTCGCTCCATCTCTTGTTTCCATATCCAGGATTATGCCATTTCCTCTTTAAGATGTCAAATGTTATTTTAGAATTTAGTCTGTTTCTCCCAAAAGAAACTTGGCGGCCGAAATAGCGGCGGCTCTGGTTTGATAACAATGTCCGACCTTGACTGTCGCCCCGGTCAGCTTATCCCGGAACTTTAGATGCCATCCCGCTACCCAACTGTTATCACAGTCATAATCAACAGTTGATATAACTGAGATGTAATGCGGTCCCGACAGGGGCTCAAGTTTCCACCAACCCGCCGCCATCCTTGTCACTTTGATCATGTTCCCTACTCCCTTAGGCGGCCGAAGCATCTCTTCCAATCACAACCTTCCCGTTGATGGAAGAAAATACAACCGCATTGAAACGATTGGTATCAACCACCATGATGTCCATCTTCTCTCCCCGGCTGTAGGGACGGTCGAAGTTCAGGGACGCCGCATAGTCATGGGCCGGGAGGTAGGAGTCAAATGCGGCATGGGCCCGGCCGTCAACCGTCACGATGTAGCCCAGACCCTTGATGTTGAACTTCTTGGCCATGATGTGTCCTCCCTTGTTTCCGATTTTTAGATTATAATGGAATAGCATTTCGTTGTCAAATTAAAAATGCTATTTTTTATTCCCCTCAAAACGGAATTTCGTCGTCAGTGAGAACCGGACGAACAATCCGGGGAAGAGCAACCTTCGGGAACACTACGAAGTTGGTTTCGTAATCCTCATCCTTTTCAGCCCGATCCCGAAGCTTGTTGGCGTGATATTCAGCCACCCGCCGCGAACCATGCAGGCTCAGGATCGAACGATGGGGATGGGGAAGGGTTGCGTCAGTGAAGGAGCAATAAGCGATGCCCTCAATGACGACCGCGAACAAACCGGCCGGAACATTCACCAGATGAGAGGTCTGTTCGGAGCGGGAGAGGTCATAGGCGGCCTGAAATTCGTTCATCTGTTTTCTCCTTGGTTCTTGTTCCGATGTTTAGATACTACAAGAACCGGGTTTAGATGTCAAGTTTTATTTTTAGATTTCTTACTTTTCGTTGGCATATTTTTGAGCGGCCTTAAAGGCTGCTTCCAGGGTCTTGTGATACGACCAGGGATCACCCTTGTGACCCACAAAGGACACCGCAAAGGGCTTCTTACGGGGTTTATAGACCCACCGGCTAGCCCAATTATGAGGATCATACCAGATGACAAAACCATCCTTATTTTTATAAATGTACTTCCATGCCACCGTTTCGGTAGCTCCGGGCGTGCGATCAAGTATCCATATCGGTGTCATGATATCCCCCGGTTCCCTACTCCCTACTCCCTTAGGCGAAAGTCTTGAAGCCGTGGCGGGCCGCCGCCGTCATGTCGCCCTGAAAGTCGCCCAGGGATGCAGAGAAGATCGCCGTCCACCGACCGTCGCGATTGCGAACCACCATCGGGTTTGAGTCCGCCAGACCCATATTGTGCAACGCAACCATAAGGTTGGTCTCTGTGGCGTAGGACTTCGCGGTGTCGATGTTCATGAGGGCCAGGGCCATGTCCGTATCTCCATGTCTGTGTTCCGATTTCCAGAGTATACAGAATAGCATTATTAATGTCAAATCTTATTTTAAAGATTCTTCTCTTCCGGCCAGACGAAAGTTTCGTTTTCATCATCCCATTCCATACCGACCGGGACCAGCCAGCAATCCCCATCTTGATGAATGCGATATTTCACTCCTATGTTATCGGTAATGACTGCATCGGCGGTGACACAATCCCAGGCATCCCAATAAAGCTCTTCCTCCGGACCAGCTTCCAGGAGCTTCCAATCTTCATCACTGACACCGGTTACCTGCGTTGCCCGATCAGAGAAGCTTCGGGCAAAGTCCCGGGGAATATACTGGCCCCGGGCATCGGAAAGCCAAAGGATCATTTTGGGTTTGTTGGTCACCGGATTATTCCTTTCTTTGCCTGATGGATGATGATGTCGTTGATTGCGTTGAGGATTCGCTTGTGGGCGGCGTCGGTGTGACCATTATAGCCCGCATCGTCTTCCGCCGATTCAAGCTGAGCGATCAGGAGCTTAAGCTTTTCATCAACCGGGGTCATGTCCGTATCTCCTTGGGTTTGTTTGCTGTTTGGGCCTGGGGTATTGCTTCACCCGTCGCTAACTTGAGTTCGGCGGCACTAATTGAAATTGGCAGCCAGCGATGGGCTAAGCCCCAGTAATGGGCGCGGCGTTTGCCGTTTTTATCAACCGTAAACCGAATGGTGATTGTGCGGTGGGTCATGTCCATATCTCCTCTGTTCAACAACCAGATAATGCCATTTTTCTTTTAGATTGTCAACTGCTATTTTAAAGAATAAATACTTTCATAGAAATCAATAACCTAGGGAATTGAATGACTGAGAATTACGTCAATGAGTTCGGGGAACCACAACTCCCCGGCAAAATTACCAATAAAAATAAGAAACGGGCCTATGCCAAACAGGATAACTCAACGGCGGAAGCCAATAATTATGTAGACAAGAATCATGACCCCCACAATTACACAACCCGCTTCCCGGATGGCTCTCAAATCACCCATGCCTGGGGTAAAAACCCTAGAGCTACGTTCCAACATTCCTCCGGAACCCAAATTCATATCTACCCGGACGGGACCCTTCATATTATCGGGGCCGGAAATCATAATGAATATCACAAGGGGGGCTCTACAACCACTGTGGATGGCCACGTAGACTCAAAGGGCGGAGGCCACACAAGAAATAACTATGCCGGGGGCTTCTATCAGGACGTAGCGGGCGATCATGCGTCTCACGTCGCGGGCTCTTCCGCTCATCATGTCGCGGGTGATCATAATGTCAATGTCTCCGGTAACCATACGATAAGAGGCAATAAACGTCTGGTGATGGGAACGCAGGACGACGGCGGCAAAATGGCAATGTCAATTGACATGAACTCCGGACGCATTCAAATTAAAGGAAAAGGTGATGTTGAATTATCATCTTCGGAGGGAAATTTCAAAATTAAAGGAAAAAGTGTGTCTATTCACGGGGATTCTATCGCCTTGAATGGTTCGGATAAGATTTCCTTCTCTTCCGGGGGATCAATCAATACGGCGGCAAGTGCCTATAAAGTCGCCCCGGCTCCTACCACTGAGACCTCTATACCGGCCGAAAAAGGTATTCATGATGACATTGCGTCCGCCAAGAATTCCTTCAATTATTCCAACACCTTGGACACCTAATGATCCAAATCCTTTCCCGTTCCGACAAGATTACATCCAAATCCCAACAGAAAGAATATTATTCGGATTTCAGCCGGAACCTGGACCTCAATCCCATTACCGGCTTTCTTGTTCGGTTAACCAATGAGGATGCCATCAAGACTTCCCTGGAAAATCTGGTGATGACGATGAACGGCGAACGATACTACCATGATACCATTGGGTCTTCCGTCCTGGCCTCAATGTTCGACCTTCAGGATGAGCTAACTATTCATAAGGTTCGTTCTTCCATTGAAACCTGCCTCAGAAACAATGAGCCCCGGGCCTCTAATGTGACGGTGGAGGTTACTCCGGATGTCATAAATAACCTATTGACGGTAAACATCAGATTTGTCTCCATAAATTTACCCAATCAGGTTCAGGAATTGAACATAACCCGTAGGATTCGTTAATGGCTAATAACAGTTCTGTCCTTAACCTTGTTGATATCGACTTCGATGTTCAGAAAGCCGCTTTGGTTGCCTATCTTTCAAATCAGGACCGGTTCAGAGGCTATGATTTCGCCGGTTCTGATATGAATGTCCTTCTGGATGTTCTGGCAATCAATTTGCAGAAACATGCTTTTTTCACCAATATGAGTTTTTCGGAGGGGTTTATTGATTCGGCCCAGCAAAAATCCACAATCTTTTCTCATGCCAAAGATTTGAATTATACTCCCCGGAGTGCAAGGTCCTCCCGGGCGAATGTGACGGTGACCTTTCAGGCTTCAGCGGAGAACCAACCCTATGTGGTTCAGAAGGGTCAATCCTTCTCCGCTCAAATCAAGAACCAGAATTTCATTTTTACTATTCCGGAAACCCTGACGGTTTCATCCTCAAATACGACTTTTACATTTACCACCGATGTCTATGAGGGAATTTATGTCAAAGACTCCTATATCTTTGATGCATCTGCGGAATCCCCCTCCTTCAAGATTAATAACCTCAATGTTGACACCTCCAGCCTTGTCGTCAATGTCTATGAGGACGATGCAGTCCTGGGGCAAGTTTTTAACAAAACAACATCCCTTCTAGGACTAAATTCATCTTCCAAAGTATTCTTCCTCCAGACTGACGCGGCCGATGCATCCTATGAGGTAATCTTCGGGGATGGGGTCATGGGATATCAACCCAAGAACGGGTCCCTGATCGTTCTGGACTACAGAATTGCGACCGGACCCAAGTCAGATGGATCATCTGTGTTTTCCATCAATTTTGATCCGACCGTTCCATCTTCAGAGGGGGAACTGACCGGTAATATTAATGTCGTTACCAATCAGGTAGCAGCGGGCGGAACACTTTCCGAAAGCGTTGAGTCGGTTCGATTCTACGCTCCCCGCCACTTCGAAGTTCAGGAAAGAGCAGTATGTTCCTCCGATTTTGACATTTTGTTAAGAACACAGTTCCCGGAGATTGATGCCGTCAATGCCTATGGGGGAGAAACCCTGACGCCCCCGCAGTACGGGAAAGTTATAGTTGCGGTTTCTCTTTCAAATATTGATGGTCTGCCTCAGTCCAAACAAGACGCATTCTATAATTTCCTGCGGCCCCGAATGATGATGACGGAATTTCCAATCTTCCTGGAACCTTCCTTTACCTATATTGATGTGACCTCAACTATCAACTATGACATAAATGTCACAACTGTTACGGATAACCGAATCAAAACCCTGGTAACGGCCGCCATTACTGATTATAATTCCGAATTTCTGAATGATTTCAATGTGACATTTCGTTATTCCAAGTTTACCAGAGTTATTGATGATGCCGACCCATCTATTATCAGCAACTCCACCGATATCAACCTCTGCAAGAAGATTGTGCCCCTGACGGATATCCCTCAAACCTTTGTTCTGAATTATGATTTGAAGGTAATGCCGCTTCGGCTCTATTCAACAAATTTTGTTTTTGAGGGGGAAATCAGTTCCTTTGTTGATGACGGGTCGGGGAATGTCAAAATCAAGAAAACCTCCGACCAGACCACAACAGCCACTACTATTGGCTCCATCAATTATACTTCGGGTTTTGTTCAGATCAATTCCTTTCAACCCGATTCATTCGATGGTAATGCCATTACGATCTACGTTAAACCTGTGGAGCGGGATATCTCTTGTAAAACCAATACGATACTTAAGATTTTACCGGAGAACCTTAAATTGAAAGTGGTACAGGTCCGTAGTTAATGACTGTCAATAATGAAATCATTCCTTCTAAGGTTTCCAGCTTAGTCCCTACTCAGTTTCCTTTATGGTTTCGGGAGAAGGGTCCGCAGTTTATTGCTTTTGTGCAGGCCTATTATGAGTGGATGGAACAGGCCGGTAATCCTCTTTACTACTCCCGCCGCTATTATGAAATCAAGGATGTGGACCGGACCCTTGATGAATTCATAATTCATTTCAAAGAGAAATACCTAAAAAACATTCAGTTGACGACTAAATCCGATACCCGACTGTTGATTAAACATGCCCTGGATATCTATCGCTCCAAAGGCACAGAGCGTTGTGTTCAGTTGCTCTTTCAGTTGGTCTATAATGAGCCCACCCGTTTCTATTATCCCTCTCAGGACCTCTTCAAGCTTTCGGACGGGTCGTGGCGTTTCCCTTATTACCTGGAATTAACCCTGGCCGATTCAAATGTCAACTTGGTGCATAAGTCGGTTCGGGGATCAAACTCCGGGGCCACAGCTTTTATTGAGGATGTCGTCCGGCGGAGAACTAACGGTACCCTTCAGGATGTGGCCTATATCAGTGCTCTGAAAGGTAATTTTGTAACTGATGAGAAGATAGTCCCCAACGATGGTTCTATTTCCATCAATGATTGCCCTTATATGAAGGGTTCCTTGACGACTATTGAAATCTCTCCGCCGGGGGCAGGTATCAATTATTCGGTGGGGGATATTATTGATTTCTCTTCGACGTATGGAACCGGGGGAAAGGCCAGAGTTGCCAATACCACTAACCAATTTGGGCTGGTGTCATTCAGCCTGGATGATGGAGGGTATGGTTTTACCACCGATGCCAATGTTCATATTTCAAATATTGCTTTGAATGTCGCCAACCTGACGACCTCCAACATCGCCCTCTTTTCTTATTTCCGCTTCGGTAACACTATCACTCAACCCCTCTCAACTATCTCTTATATCTCAGCCAACGGTAATCTCTCAGAGGGCGATGCCATTACAACTTATTATGGTAATAATTCAGTGATGGGTACCGGACGGATATTAGAAGAGGTTCAGACCAATTCGACGGCTGGAAGCCTGCTGGTGAGTTTGGTGACCGGGAGCTTGAATAACACCTTCTATACGACTGCTAACGCTGTGAAGGCAAATGTGGCCGTTGCAGGCTATGCGTCCGTCAATGCTACCGGGAAGTTTATCGCTAACCTGAATTCTGTGATTTTGACCGTTTCCAATACCTCTAACTTCAGTATCTCCGAAAAAATCTATCAGGGTTCCACTCATGGTATCCTGGCCGGTACCCTGGGATCAAATCTTTATATCGATAGCATTTATGGGACGTTCAAAAGTGGCATTCTGGTCTATGGTTCAAATACCGGGGCGACCTCAAATGTTACCTCCATTGGTCTTTCTCTTGGTCTGATTGATATCAGTAACACCTTTACGGCGGCGGATGGCAATTACTTTTGGGCTAATACAGAGAACAATTATATTTCCGGCACTATCACTAGGTTGGATGAAGCAGGTTCAGGCCTCTCCGTATCCCTTTCCAATACATTCCTACTGACTGAAACCATCCATGACCCTAACCAGAGTCTGGACAATTATACGGCCCTGGCGTTGAATGCCGCGACCTATGGCTTTCCCGGCAACCCTTCGGCCAACGCTAGTGTCGGGGCCCTTCATACATGGTTTACCAATACTGATATAACCATTGGTAAGCTATCTGATATTATTCTTCATGGTTTTGGGCAGGACTACACCATTGCTCCCTTTATCGTTATTGATGAAGAACGAATCTCAAACCATCAATTTCATGATCCGATCCTGACGATAACGGGGGGCGTCTCTTTTACCAATGGGGAAGTTATTACCCAGGAAGCTTCGGGGGCCAGAGGGACAGTCCTAAGTGATAGCAACTCAAGTATCCTTTATCTACAGTCCAACAGGTATTACCGCTCTAATTCTTTTATTAATACCACCAACTCAACAACTATTATCATGGGGTCTCAATCGGGCCTCTCCGCAAACGTTGCGAACGTGACTTCAAATGTCCACTCTGCTGTCATGGGGCGGAACGCCGTCCTGGAATCCAGCTTTATTGAGGCCAATGGTACTATTACGGAGCTTTCTGTTACCGTTAGCGGCTATGGATTTCAGGAGGGGGAACTAATCGATATCATTTCTCAAAATTCTGCCAACGATGTTCCGGGAATTGGGATAGTCCACCTTGGTAAACAGGGAAAGGGGGGAGGCTATTACCGGCAAAAGGGGGGTTACCTTTCCGATCAAAAGAAGTTGTTTGACGGAGATTTTTACCAGAACTACTCCTATGAAGTTATCTCTAATCTGATGCTTTCTAAATATAAAGATATGTTGTTCGCGATCTCTCATCCGGCCGGGACTAAGCTCTTTGGTCGTTTGGCCCATGCCACGTCAACGAATACCGCCTTAAGCATTGATAAATCAGTGATAAATATCACATGACCGAAACCAATCTCACCACTCCTTTTTATCGCTACAAGAACGCCCAGCTTCTCTCCGATGAACTGAAGACCGGCGTCTATTATTTCTTTGGGGGAGATCACCTAGACCATTCGAATAGTGAAATTCAGGATGTCCATTCCAGCGTACATGATACCTTGGTTTCGACTTATGAGAATATGATTTTTGGGAAGAAGATTACCAACACAGATATCAAATTTGTCGTTCGAAAAATTCTTTATGATCCCGATACCGTCTATGACATGTATGATGATGAAGATAGCGATCTGGAGACTTCCGATTTCTATGTCATAGTCAATGAAGGTTCTTTCTATCATTATTGGAAATGCCTGGATAATAATCAAGGGGCCAACTCAATTTCAACCCCCAGCTTTGTGGCGGGGGCCAATACAGAACTCTATCAGACCGCCGATGGTTATCGCTGGAAATACATGACTTCTGTTGATACGGCGACAGTTGATAGGTTTGTGACTTCTAACTTCTTTCCCATTGTTTCAAATACAGAGGTCGCTGATAATGCTATTAATGGGGCTATTGATGTAATCAAGATTGAAAACCAAGGGGCCCGCTACGATAACTATCTGGACGGTACGTTTAGAGGAACTGATCTTCGTATCAATGGTAATACCTTTCTTTACAACCTATCTAACTCAGTTGTCGCGACCACCAATGGATTCTATACCGGTTGTCTGTTATATATCTCAGGTGGGACCGGCTTGGGTCAGTATACCCTAATTACTGATTATGTGGCTAATTCAACGGGAAATATCATTGAAATTGCCGAAGAATTCAATGTTTCTCCTTTGAATGGTACCACCTATGAAATTCGTCCCAATGTTCTGGTTCTACCGATAGGTCCCGCCCCCTCTGAGAACGTTGTAGCTAGAGGCCTAGTCAATTCCGTCAACAGCAATTCAATCTACAGAGTGGAAATCTTAAACAGGGGGGCCGACATTGTTCAGGCATCCGCTGTAGTCGTCGCCAATGACATTTTAGGAATTTCAAACACCGCCGATGTCCGGGTTATCTACGGCCCTCATGGGGGACATGGTTATTGGTCTTACCAAGAACTCTTTTGTAAGGATTTGGAGGTCTCTGTTACCCTCCCGAACACAATGATTGCTTTACTTCCTCCGACCAATAAGTATCAACAAGTCGGTATCCTTGGTAATCCCTTGTTTGCAAACGTAAATTTACATTTTTCATCGCCGACCGGTCTGTTTTCAACGGGGGAAACACTCTATCAGTTCACCAAGGCATTTCTTAATTCAAATGTTACCGTAAATACCTCTAATTGTTTGATAAAATGTAATACCGCCAATTGGATTCTACAGGTTCAGGCCGATGATTATTTGGTCTTGTCTAGTTCGGACGGCACACAAAATGAATTAGCTCAAGTCAATACCGTCGTCAATGCGACTGCTTTCCTGGTTAAGGAAATCCCTAGTATTATTGCAAACAATGCCATTGTTTATAAGGCTAATCTTCAGGCAAATTCCATCATTACCTCAATAGATACGGCAAATAGCATTTTTGTAGATAACTGTTCTTCCTTGTTTGCAACTTCCGCTCAAGTAATCGGGGCCGATTCGGGCTCCCTGGCCTCTATTTCTAGCATAATTCGAAACGATGCGGTCAAAAGCTTTAGCACCTTCATAGAGTTAGATAAATATATTGTAAATGTACTTTCGGGTGCTTTTACGGAGAATGAAGTAGTCACCCAATCCGGGACTTCAAACGCCGTTTTATTCTCAATTGACGGGTCGGGGGGTAATGCCAATTTATATATGAGTAATTTTACGGGGCCAAAATTTGATACAGGGAATCTACTTGTGGGAAATACCAGCGGGGCCTTGGCATCCGTACAGAACGTCTTTTCAAGGGAATTGGTCTATGGATCAGGTCAGGTGATGTATCTAGAGAATATCGACCCGGTTACCCGCTCTAATAATCAAAATGAACAGTTCCAATTCATACTGAGATTTTAACAAATGATCAACCTGTCTGCCGCTCCCTACAATGACGATTACACTGAAACCAAGGATTTTTATAAAATTCTGTTTCAGCCGGGTGTATCCGTTCAGGTCAGAGAGTTAAATCAACTTCAATCGATCTTCCAGAAGCAGATTGAGCGGTTCGGGGATAATATCTTTTCATCGGGTTCTATCCTATCGGGCTGCAACTTTCAGTATTACAATCCCTATTCTTATATCAAGATCAAGGATATTGATTTTTCGGGGGACCTTGTAGTCCCTTCCCGGTATCTTGGCTATAATGTCCTCAATGAAACTACCGGACTAAGAGGTATTGTCGTTAATACCCAGGATGGTTTTGAGTCTACTAGTCCCGATCTTAAGACCTTGTATGTGAGCTATCGAAACAGCAGTGATGATACCGCCACCCATGAATTTGCGGCAGGCGATACTCTTAAAGTCTTCGATCCGGTTGTCAATGGTATCGAAGGGATTACAATTGTTGGGGGCGGCCTGGGCTTCGCCAATAATGATCGTCTAATTGCGACTAGTCAGGTTGTTCTGAGTGTGTCTTCCGGTACTCTGACCAATAATGATTTCTTGTTGAACTCCCTGGGAGCTAATGTTGAAATCATTGGTATTGATTCTGCTACTCTAGCGTCTGCCAATCAGTTTATTGTGGCGGTTGCTCCTAGAGTCACTGATCTCACCAATTCAGCGGCAAACTCTGTATTCTGGACCCTGAATGTCGGAGATAGCGTTACCAACCCGGCTGCTACCCTGACAGCCTCAGTCATTCGAAAAATCGGTAGTGGATTCTCCGGAAAGATCGTCACCGATTCGGTTGGGACTATCATTCGAACCCAAACCCTCTCAAAAGGTGTTTCTTATAATTCCTTACCCTATATCACTGTTCGATCCATTAACAATCCTAGCGGTTACAATACTCTCAATCTAGCCCCTAAGAATTATATCACCAAAGTCATTGTTTCAAATGAGGCCAACTCAGTTGGTAATGGCTATGCCTTTGGTATCTCAACCGGCGTGATCTATCAAAAAGGCTATCTGCTAAGGGTTGATCCCCAGATTATTCTAATTTCGAAGTATGATACGATACCCAACAATGTGGCTGTTGGGTTTATCACCACAGAGGAAATCATTGACTATAATATCGACCCCAGCTTGCTAGATAATGTCAACGATACCCAAAATGCCCAGGCCCCAGGTGCAAACCGCCTCCGTCTAACTCCACAAATTCAGGTTACAAGTTCTGATCTGGCCGCCGCCAATGCTTCCTTCTTCACCATTGCGGAGTGGCAGGAAGGCCGCCCCGTTAAAATCAGTGCCACTACCGACTACAGTGTCATTGGGGATGAAATGGCATCCCGTACCAAGGATGCATCCGGAAACTTTGTCACCGACCCGTTCCTGGTCACAACCCGCTCCGCTCTTGATGCAAACAATGAAGGCGAATTTTTCAACATAGTGATCGATCCAGGTAATGCCTATATCGATGGTTACCGGGTCAACACCACAGCCAATTTTAATATCCAGGATCGAAAGGGAACCGATACAGCCACTCTTAATAGTCATAGTGTCTCTTTGAATTATGGGAATTATGTCATTATTAAGAATGTGGTCGGGACCTTTGGATTTGCGGCGGGGGATAGCGTAAATCTTTATGACACCGCCAAGGGAATTCTTGCCGACCCGACATCCATTGAGGCTGGTTCTCTGACACCCGGGGGGGCTGTTATTGGTACCGCCAATATCCGAATGATGACATATCTTTCGGGAACTCCCGGAACCTCTGTCGCTCAATACAAGCTTTATCTCTTCAATGTCCAGATGAGCACCGGTAAGAATTTCAAGAATGTCCGGGCCGTCTATTATAATGGTACCAAGAAAGGTGTCGGGGACATTGTGACTGTCCTGGACACTACAACCAACACTCAGATAGCTTCTATTATCGATCCCACACACAAGACCCTGTTGTTTTATTGTGGGGTGGATTCTCCAAAGAATGCCAATGCCTGTACCTATACCTATCGTTCGGTCAGTACCTCTCAGACTGTCTCTAATGGGGGAAGCTCAAATGCGTCCCTGGTTATAGATATCAGTTCAGGCTCCGATATCTTTCCTTACAGCGGTTCTCTATCTTCTTCTCAATTGACCGATCTTTATGTGGTTCCTACTCAGGTAGATATGGTGGCGAATGATGCCATTACCGGGACCTTTACGGCAAACTCCACAACGGCAAATGCCATCGGCTCTTCCTCAACCTTTCTGACCGATCTGGCCGTTGGAGATTGGGTAACGGTGGCCGCCAACTCAACGGCGGGTTCCGATCTTCGTCAAGTGCTCAGTATTACCAATAATACCTTCCTGACTCTTAGCTCTAATTGCTCATTCTCAAATACATCAGCTAAGCTATATCGAACCTATCCGTTGAATGTTCCGGTACCTTTTGGTATCAGGACCGGTCTTTCCGCCAATGTCAACGTCAACCAGAACATTATGACTCTGGATTTTGGGTCACCATTTTCATTCTCTGCGACTAAGACCGCAACCGTTGCTTATAATGCCGAACAGATTAACGTATCACAATTGACCAAGACGCCTAATCGCAACAAGTTTGTTCGACTATGCCTTTCTAATAATGCCGGTACGACCACCGGTCCCTGGGCTATGGGTATCCCGGATGTCTTTAGATTGAGTGGGGTCTATGTCGGTAACTCAACTGTTTCCAATACCGGAACCAACTATATCAAAAACTTCTTTGTCGATCACAACCAAAATCCTGATTATTATAATATGTCTTATCTGTACAAGGACCCCAAGAGTGGGCTGTCCTTAGGTTCGGGGGACTATCTTTTGGTTCAATTTGATTATTTTACCAGAAGTGGGGCGGGTTTCTTTGATGTGGTCAGCTATCGTCAAACCTCTGATGCCGATACAATCTTTTTACAAGATTCTCAGCCGCTTTCAAATCTGGCCTCTGTAGTCAATTCCTTTGAAATTCCGGAAGTGTTTACCGATAGCGGACAAGAGATCGATTTGATCCAATATTTTGACTTTCGGCCATCTATTGCCAATACCGTTAATCCCGCCGCGACACCGGGCTCCGCGCCGTTAAATCCAGCCAATACCGTGGGCTTGACCCTGGCCGGGGACAACAAGTTTCCGCTCCCCGATTCATCATTCTTAAATGTGATTGAATATTTTGTGGGACGAACCGATACCGTATTTGTTGACAAGAAGGGACGCTTTTCAGTAATTGAGGGACATCCCAATTTCGATCCTCTGAAGAGAATTGCTCCTCAATCCGTTCCGAACGCCCTGAGGCTGGCAGATATCTCTATTCCTTCCTACCCATGTCTGCCCGCAAACTATAGCTTTCAGCTAGACCAGCTTTTGAATACCAGAGTGCTAAATCAGAAGTTTGCGACCTCCCGCATTAACTTCAAGACTATCAGCACGCCAAATGCCACAAAGCTGTTGCCATGGAATCAGCCAAAGGTCTATACCCAGTCTGATATCGGAAACCTGGACCGTCGTCTTAAGGATGTCGAATATTACGTCACCCTGAATTCCTTGGAAACAGGAACCAGTAGTAAAGTCATTCCATCTTCTGTCGATCCTTCTCTTGATCGTTTCAAGTTTGGTATTTTTGTCGATGATTTTACTTCTTCGCAATTCAGCGATCTTGCTAATCCCCAGTACATAGCTATCAAAGAAGGGACCGATATAGTCCCTACCAAGATGAAGTGGGACCTTACGCTATTTGGGGCGGGCCCTCCCGATTGGATTGTTCCGGTCCCGCCTCCCCCTCCGATTATTATCACTGATCCTCCGCCGGTTCCTGTTGCCAATACTCCGCAGCCGCCGCCTATCATCATTCAACCAATTGTCACTGTAAGTGATCCTTTTGGGGCCGGTCCCATCTGTGCTCTAAATCTAGCGAACACCGTGGCGTATCAGATGAAGTTCCGAAATGCTACGGATAGTCTGGCCAATACAACTACCTTAGCCAATACAGATATTGTCAATTTGACATTTGCCGATCATACCACTGTTCAGTTTTCGATTGCATCAGCAAATGGGGCAATTTCGGAATTTATTCAAAACCAACAATACAACTTATTTGATAGCAGCATCATCAACAGTGTAATTGGTACTCATGATAATCAACATACTATTGATGATCTTGGCGGCGCTAACACACAATTACTAAGTGCTATTTTAAATGGCATACTTAGTAACGACCCCATCAATGATCCATTTAATAATGAACATGCTATCACAACTTATAATGCCGCTACCGGCACTTTAAATATAAAAGAAATCGCTCAAGGTATTGTTCAAGATAACATTACCCTCCAGGGAATTTCCCCCGCCGTTGCTAACGCTTTAAGTCAACTGTTGCAGCAACAAATCAGTCTAACACAGTTTGCTGGAATGCTTCAGGTTAATCAGAATATCCCGGCCGGGGGCTCTCTTTCGGGGTCTACCTATCTTCCTCCTGCAATTCTGTACTTTTATAATTATGACCAAGGGGTGAAGATTGAGGTTTTCCAGGGAACAACTCTAGTGGCTTCAACGGACACGTCCCTGGCGGGGTCAGGTGTCTCAACCCCCTCTTCATTGACAGACGAAGAAATAGCATTATTGACGGGCCCTCATGCATCCCAGTGGTTTAATGATTATCCGGGCTACTTCTTGTCAACATTCACTGATTTGGGGGCGGGTTACGTAAAGAACGCCGGAAAGCTTTCCTTTAATTATGCCTCAGCAAATGGAGCCAACTTCACAGTCAAAACAACCCGGTCGAACAATTCAACGCGGTGGCGGTGGGTTATGGCTTATCCAATTAATGGTGATTCGGTTGGATGTATTCCATCTGCGGTGACCCCATCAATTTCTGCAAACTACTCCAATACTGCGGCTGATTTTAATATACGATGTGGAAATTGGACGGCCCATGGAAGTGTTAATATTCTGACTGGAGTTACAGCAACTTATAGTATTCCAAGCGGAACGCCCAGTACAGTAGTGGCACCATTTGATATATCGGCGGATTGGTTAGGCCTAGCTCCGGGAACGTCTTCGGGTCTGACTGTCAATCCTACCCTACCGGCCCCCCTACATCCATGAGATTAAGGCATAAATAACAAAGATGGTACTGGCAATTTCGGCTGATCAATTGACTTCTGCTTCCCGGGGACTTAGCAAAACTAAGTATTTCCCTATTGAGCTATTTTGCAGTAATATGCTCCCCAACACCAATTATGATGTGTTTTATGATGGAATTCAGGTCAATGAATTTTGCAAGCCCTTCGGGGGTAATTTGGGAGATGCCCTGACCAGTAGCTCTGATGGGAAGTTAACCACTATTTTCTTCCTTTCGGTTCAATATAACCAGCAATACCTTTCCGGGACTAATTCAATGGATAAATTGATAAAATCTAAAAAAGTCATTGAATTTCGTAGTCCTCAGGGTGTCTCCTCAATAACCTATCTACCTATGTTGATTAAGTCGGGATAAATTATGTCAGAAAGAGAAAATCCAATTACAAACCTAGGCGCTCTCTTCAATGTAGCGCAAACCTTTAGGGTTCCGGGAACTAATCAACCCGATCAGATTCCTGTAACCAGCATTGATCTGAAGTTTATGTATAAGCCCCCGGCCGTCGATAATCAATCGGGGATTGAGAATCCGGGGGTAACGGTCTATCTGACTGGAACAGAAATAGGTGCTCAAGGCACCAGTATTCCGAAAATAGATGCCAATACTTTCATTCAGGTGGCCCGCGCGGAATATCATGAAATTCAAACTTCTTCGGATGGTTCTGTTCCGACCCGTTTCAATTTTGTTGAGCCTGTTCTGATTGACGCCAATAGAGACCATGCCATTCTGGTTTCTTATGACGGTAATGAATCATTTCAACCTTGGACGGCAATCAAAGATAACACTCTGCCCGGTTCAATCGAAAGATATTCAGGTACTAATCCGAATTTTCAAGGAGATTACTACGAATTCGCGTCTTCGGCTGGAGATAGGGCATCAAATAATGACAATTCCGGAACTCAGTCAGATTTCCGGGGATCATTAAGGCCCTTAGATTCTACAACCCTGTCATTTCAACTGAATGGGGCCCGCTTCTTTATCGACGGGGTTCCGGTCTCTCAATCAAATACGATCCCGACCACAACTCTAATTCACAGGGGCGTCCCCTTTCAGTCCTGGGATAGTGTCAGTGATCATGTGACCCTGATCTTCCCCTCTTTCAATGTTGAGGGGGTCTCCTTTGATTTTGATACCAGCACCGTTCAGAGCTTTATCGGGGCCCAAAAGGTCTTTCAGAGCGGGGTCTATTATCCGGGGGGCTTCGCCAATAATAGTTCCTTTGTGACACTTTCAGTCAATAACTCCGTCACCATTACCGCCAACACCAATTATCCAAACGGGACGGCGTTTGTTTGGGCCAACGTCTTCAACAGCTACTCAGGCCTGAAGTATATTACCCTTTTTGATACAACCTTGATCAATATCAGAAAAGTGGTGAGTATTATCAGCAATACCGTTATTCAGGTCGATGAACCGGTTACGTTTACCAACGCCGCCGCTAAGTTCATGATCTCTCCCGTTGGTATTATTGACAGTATGTACGAAAGCAGCCCTCTGGGAAGAACTCAGCATTTTATGTGGCTGACCCAAAGCAATGCCAATTCAACTGTTCGTTTCGTCAATAATTGTATTGAAACTGTCACTGCTTCAGTAGGAGGTACGGGATATTCGAATGCAGATGTGCTTTACATTAAAGGATTCGAAAACGTCACCGGAAAAGTCACCGGGGGATACGTGGCAATTGCCAACCTTCAGACAAATTCTACCGGCGGCATCACCGCTTTGTATCAGTCCAACCTTGGATGTGGATTCGTCAATACATCCCTTATTGTGGCGACTGTTGCCAACTCCACCTCTATCGGAAACTCCACTTCCAACACTTCGGCCGGTTCCGGAGCCACCTTTACCTATACAACTGGAGCTACCCTTAAAACTGAATTGACCAATAACATTTTCAAAAAATGTCAGATTGGAAATTTCGGCCTGAATGATGTCATTCCTTTTGCGTCTATCAATGCCCCGACCGGAACCTATTATGATGCAACCCTTAAGACCCAATACTACCTTCAGGGAGATACCAATACCTTTGATGGTTACGCCTATTATGTCAACGCCACCCCTTTCTCTACTCCAGTGCAATTCAATCATCAAAACCTCCTGCTAGGTAACCAAATCCCTAGTTTCATTTCTTATTCAAATGAATTCGTCACCCATTATAGCAACGGTTCGATCAATACCTTGGTCAATGCCCTGAACTTTGTTTCCAATAACATTGTTCTTCAAATCAATACCGTTTCCAATAGTGATTTTGTCTGTGTTACCGTTGAATCCCCTCCTACAATTGAGTTTGGTCGTTATATCATTAATAATGACTACACCGATGAACATACCAATTCCGGGAATGCCTGGGCCAAGCATCTGACTACCCATATCAACTTTACCAGATTGTCAGAGGATATCCGGGTGTATCTGACGGCTTATCGGCCCGCCAACACTGATTTTCAGGTTTATGCCAGAATTCAGAACTCAAATGACCATGAAGCATTTGATGATAAGGATTGGACCCGGCTACAAATCATCGATGGTATCAACATTGCGTCTTCAATCAATAATCCCTCCGATTATGTTGAGTTGACCTATGGATTTCAGTCTTATCCTAATTCCGCTTTGGTCCTGGCGGGGTCTGTGGCCACAACCAATGCCAGCGCGGTAGTTACCGGCGTGGGGACTGCTTTCTCCTCTAATCTGGCGGTGGGGAATGTGGTTCGGTTATATGACCCGCTTTTCCCGAATAACAACTTCTTTGTGGCGGCGGTAAATTCCATTTCCAACAATACCATTCTGACCTTGGACCTTGCCATCAATAGCGATGAGAACATTGCCCTTGTTGCTCCGGGCCTAAAGATTGAGAAGCTGGGATATCCTCATCAGGCCTTTAACAACCCCATCGCGGAGAATGTGGTTCGATACTACAATTCCGCTATGATCCCGTTCGATGGTTATGACAATCTCCAGCTTAAGATTGTCATGCTGAGTAGTCGTCAACAGAACATTCCTAGAATTCATGATGTCAGACTAGCCGGGGTGTCCGCATGACCTTACTTAAAACTGATCATCCGGGATTTCTAAAAGATAAAAAAACAGGCGTCCTTCATAATAATAATGAGGGACAGCTTCTTTCGATTCAAGCCCAACGCAAGAAGAATGCTGAGTTGGTTAAGCTGACAAAGAGGGTAGATACCCTGGAAAGAGAATTTAATAAACTGATTGAGGCTTTGAAATGACGGTTACTCTGACACTAATCGATACTGCCACTGATGTGGGACAAGACCTCTTCAACAGGGTCAATGAATTGGTAGTGGCATCGTCCTCCAATTATGTCACCGTCAACGCCGCCGCCAACGGTTCAGCTTCCATCGGCAATGGTTTTGTTCAGGGTATCATGTCGGCTACGACTCTGGCGGCAACAGATATCAGAGGGGGGAACGTTCAAACGGCCAATACCCTTTGGCTATCCTCAAATGTCAGCCTAAATGCCTCTTTCTCTTTCATCTCCGGTAATATTGTTGTCAACACGACCACTCTTTCGGTAGGGGCCAATCTTACGCTGAATACCTCCGTCCTGTTCCTGGGTAATTCTACTGTTAATGTCCTGGCTAACTCTTCCAAGCTGGTCATTGGAAGTTCGGGTGTTAATTCAACTGCCATGGCAGTAGGGTCCAATATTATTGCCAATTCCACATCTGTAAAACTTGATCAAGTTGTTCTGCATCCAATCACCGTAACAACAACGGGTACCTCTGCCCAAGAGGTGGATGCCATTGCTATCGCCACCTTCCGGTCTTCGGAATATACCCTGACGGTCAAGGACAACGTTGCCAATAACTATCAGATTTCAAAAATGCTATTAATTCATGACGGGGGAGCGGCCTATCTGACTGAGTACGGTATCCTTCGATCCAACTCCGCCATGGGGACATTCGCAACCGGTTCAAACGCCACCCATTTCACCCTTACCTTTACCCCTGTTTCAGCAAATACGACACTTAAGGGAGTGGCTACGTCCAGTCTGGTCTAATGGTTTCAACGAAATTTAATTTAAATGTAGAACAGGGGGCGACTTTTCATGTGGAGGCTACCCTCCTCAATGCCAATGATGAACCCCTGAGTGTAACCGGGTTTACCTCAAATGCTCAGATCAGGAAATCATCTTTTTCAAATACCGCCTATCCTTTTGATGTGACCCTGGAAGACGGGTTGATTACCCTGGCTATGGATGCCAACACCACGTCGGAGTTGGAACCGGGGCGGTATGTTTATGATGTTTATATGTACGATGCCAATTCCTCCGTCCGAATTTTCGAAGGTTTGGTGACGGTTAGTGCTCAAGTTACCAAATAATTGACTTTTATAAATACAACAAGAAAAACAAGATTTTAAGCCAACTCCGGGAGAAAACACTAAATGGCCTCATATAATAAGTTCAACCAGTTTGTCGCTGACATTTGCCAAAAAGTGCATAATCTTAGCACTTCCGCAGATTCTCTTAAGGTTGCCCTGACCAACTCAGCGCCGGTCGCCACCAATGCCGTTCTTTCGGACATCACCCAGATTTCGGCTGGTAACGGTTATAGCGCGGGTGGTACGGCAACAACCATCTCCTCATCTGCCCAAACCTCCGGTACTTTCAAGATGGTTTGTGCCAACGTCGTCTTTACGGCATCCGGCGGTACCATTGGTGCTCTGCGGTATGCAGTGTTGTATAATTCAACTCCAACTTCTCCCAATAAGCCTTTGATTGCATGGTGGGATTACGGCTCCAGTATAACTTTGAACGATACAGAGACGTTTACTGTGTCATTTGACGCAACAAACGGAGTGTTTACCTTAAGTTGAGACGCGAATAGCATTCTATTTCTGGTTGTATACGCAAATAAAAGGTGTGTTTACCCTCAGAGACGCGAAATCGAAGATAAATACTCCCGTAGGTTCATTCTTATGGGAGTATTTTTATGGCTAAAACAGTTGGTAATTCTGGTTTTGTTTATGTCTGGTACGATCAAAAACAAAAAATGTATTATGTGGGATCGCATTGGGGATATGAAACTGATGGATATGTCTGTAGTTCCAAGAGGATGCGGGATAATTACCGAAATCGTCCTCATGATTTCAAGCGGCGGATAGTATCAAGAGTAAACACTTGCCGTCGTGATTTGCTTTTTGAAGAGCAACGCTGGCTGTACATGATCCCCGACAATCAATTAGGTCAAAAATATTACAATATGACTAAACGGTTTAACACCCCCTGGGGAAATACCGAAAAGCTTAACAATGAATTTAAAACAAAAATCAGCGAAAAACTTCAAGCTGCATTTAAACGACCCGAATTTCAAGAGTCTTATAAAGAGGGACGAAAACAAGCCCTTCCTAAAATTATTGCCATAACTCAGTCGGAGGATTATCGCAAAAAAGCCGGGGAACGCTCCACCCTCCGAAATCTGGACCCAGCCTACCGGCAAGCTCATGGCGAAAAAATGACAAAAAAACATGCCGACCCGGAATACAAAAAATTCCTGACAGAGCGGATGAATGATCCGGAAGTAACAGCCAAGCTCTCTCAATCTAACACAAAGGCCTGGAAAGACCCGGCTATCCGGGCAAAATACTCTCTTGCCGCCAAAAACAGGGACCCCGCTACCCGTAAACAATCCCCGGAGACGATAGAGAAAAAACGTCAGTTTTCCATCCAAAGAGAAGCTATCAAGCGTCAGCTTCGCATCGAAAACCCGGGTTTGGATATGAAAGGGATAACTGAGCTTTACCGGGCGGGAAGAGCCCGACCAACTATCATAAATACTACAACGTAAACAACTTTTCGGAGAAATCATGAATTATATTCTACAAGCTGATCTAGGCGAACTTGGTGCTGAGATGGACCCCTTCCGCTCTCCTATCCTTCATATGGTCCATCCTGAAGTGAAGAATTTTCGTTTTGAGTGGCATCGTAAGGCCCAGGAACTATACGTAATAGAGACTGTGACCAAACCAGAAAGGGCCAACCTCCTTTCCGATAAGGTCTCAAACCAAGTCACTGCCGAAAAAGTCGTCGGTATTTGGTGTAGTGGTGTTAACACCGGATTAAATCAAAAGGATTAAGAATAAATGGCTCAAGTCACTAGCGATAGAGTAAGAGATACCACTACTACAACCGGCACCGGGGCAGTTACTGTCTCCGGTACGGCTCCGACGACCTATCGGACCTTTTCCACCGTCTGTTCTACCAACGATACGTTCTTCTACGCCATCGTTCACCAGACAGCGGACGAATGGGAAATTGGGTTGGGGACCTATTCCGCCTCCAATCAGGTGACCCGAACCACTGTCCTGGCATCAACTAACTCTGGATCAGCCGTTTCATTCTCTGCCGGTACCAAGGATATTTTCATTACAAACTGTGCCAATCAGATTCAGAATGTCCGAAATACCCAGACGGCTTCTTATACAACGGTCATGGCGGATATGTTCAAGACCATTGTCATGAACGTCGCTTCCGGAAATAACCTGACGGTCGCCAACAATACCAACGTGGCCTTTCCCCTGGAAACAAGAATTGATATTTTTCAATATGGGGCCGGTCAAACAACAATTGTTGCTGATACCGGTCTGACTATTCGATCCAAAGGGGGTAACCTTAAGTTGACCGGTCAGTATTCCGGAGCGTCCCTGACCAAAATTGCCACTAATGAGTGGATTCTGATTGGAGACCTTGCAGCTTAATGACAAGATTTATCCCCCGGGGAATTCATGCCGCCCAGGCTGTTATTGCAGGAGCATCGGCTAAGTCCTTAGACGTTGTATACGCTGGGTCGCCTGATAATCAAGGTATAAGTCATGCTTGGAGTAATAGTCCGACCGATGGCAAGAAATCAACTGTAGCTTTTTGGATTAAGCGTACTGTCGCCCCCGAAGGGGGAGATTGGTTCGTATGGTCCGGGGGGTATGTTAATCCTTCTTATGCCGCTATAGTTGTTGATGGATTTGATCAAGGAAGAATGAAATATTTTACATATAATGGAGTTGCCTCCGACCCTCTGACGGAGGCCGCCTACACTGGACAAGTTAATGATACATCATGGCATCATGTTGTTTTTAAATTTGATTCTACACAAGCCACTGATACAAATAGATTATTAATTTATCTTGATGGAGTTGTGGCAAGCGATTGGACACAACAACTTCCAATAGCTCAAAACGGTGATTTTCTGCTGACTACTAATGGACTATCTTCCTATATCGGTACTTCTTTCTATGGGGCCGCTAGTATGAATGCTAGATTTGCTTATTTCTATTTCATTGATGGACAGGCCTTGGACCCGACTAGCTTTATAACAGGAACCGGGGCAGGCACATGTCATCCCGCAACTTATTCCGGTACATTTGGTACAAATGGTTTCTACCTCAATTTCAACGATAATGCCCACGATCAGAGTGGAAATGGAAATGATTGGACCCTGTTAGCAGCCACCGCATTCTCCACTGATCTACCAACGTAAGAGACTTTAGAAAATGACCAATTTTCTGGTTGACGGAAGTGCGATTCCTCTTACCGATGATAGTGGAAATTTTCTGGTCGATGATGGTCTCACGCTTTATACCTTAAGTCTAGGGGCAGGCGTCGATACCCTTTCCGGAAAAACAGTTAACTTCACCTATCTGAATAGAACGGGTCTTCGTTTTATTCGTCATCTCAGAAACAATTAAATGAACTTTTTACAATCTACTCCCCGAATTTTAGCACCTTATGAAGGGATTATCGTTGCCAATATTCTGGCCCAGAAAAATTACATCCCTAAAGTTGATCCCGAAAAAGCTGTCCTTTACAGAGTAAGCGGTTACGACCGGGCCTCTGATATCAAAGACATTCAATGGTTTGATACCAAGACAGAGGCCCTGGATTTTCTTGAACAAGTTCTACAAAATCTAAATGGTCTTCAATATCAATTTTCTAGAGTAACCATCCTTAGTGGGGCCAGTGGTTCAAATCAAACCACAGCTTTACCGACTGATTATGAAACAACAGAGAAGAATCAAGTTGAATGTATTGGGGCCGGGGGTGGTGGTATTGGCGGAACTGCCGGTTCGAATGGGGGCGGCGGCGGGGCTGGTGGTAATTATGTCAAAGTTCTTAATCTTACCGGTTTAACGGCGGGGAGTTCTATAACCTTTCGTCTGGGAGCTTTAGCTACTTCCGGGGGTACGGGGGGTGATACTTGGTGGAATGATACGGCTTTTCCTACTACGGGACAAAGGGCCGGGGCAAAGGGAGGACCTTCCGGAGCTTCAGGTTCTGCCGGGGCCACAGCATCCGCTACTACAAATAATTATACCGTAAACTCCTCCCCGACATCAACAAAAGGGGGTAACGGAGGGGCAGGAGGTACAGCAGGCGGTAACCAAGCAGGAGGCGGCGGTGGTGGCGCGGCCGGTCCATCCGGGGACGGTCTTCCCGGAGTTGCTAGGACCGGAGGAAGAGGGGACGCGGGAGTAACCAATTCAGGTTCGGGAGGATCGGCTTCCGATG